CTGGTTTCACAACAGTGAATAGTTGCTGAGCTGCCAATGCCATTGGTGCCTCGCACCTCGCCACGTTCTCCAAAGTTTCTGCCAGCACGCGGATACACCAAAACCATTGTGGCTTTGTGCATGTTTTCGTTTTCATCCCAGTCAATGGGAATACCTCTGCCATCGTCTTTGACACTGAATTTCGCACTGGATTCGTCGTAGGAGACATCAATCCTAGATCCTGAACTGTGTCCAATTACCTCATCTAGGGCATTATCAAAAATCTCACGAAAAGCACAATACATGGCTGGAGTCCAAGTTACTTCTTGTGCTTCCAGTTGTTTACCGGTCCAGTTTATTACAGTTTGTGTATGTGGGCTTCTGCTGCCCAAATACATTTCAGTACGTAGTCGGATATGGTCTCCGTCGCTTAACTTTCTGATATCGTTATTGCTCATGCTCTCTGCTTACTCAAATTTGTAGTGTGATTATATGTAGTGTTTTTATTGGGTCAAAACAAAAGGGCAGGATAATATCCTGCCCTTGGCTCAAACAAGATTGTGTGATCCAGTTACTCTCGATCACCAATCAAGTTAAGGAGCAGTTGAAAGATGTTGATGAAATTCAAGTAGAGGCTCAACGCACCATACAAGCTGCTTTTTTCTGGACTGTCAAACCCAAAAACTTCACCATTGCTGTAGTAATCATTTTTCAAGTTTTGTGTATCATAAGCTGTGAGGCCCACGAATACAATCACGCCAATAATACTTACCACAAAGGTCAGTAGCGGGCTTGCCAGCCAAATGTTAACCAAACTGGCAATCACAACACCAATCAGGCCCACCATCAAAAATGTTCCCATGGTTGTGAGATCACGTTGAGTGGCATAGCCATACAAACTGGCTGCACCAAAAGTTGCTGCTGTTATGAAAAATACAGTGGCTATACTTGTGCTTGTGAACACAAGAAAAATTGCACTCATACTCAAGCCCATGCTGGCACTGAACAACCAAAACAACAAATTGGCTGTTGTGTAGCTAAGTCGTTCAATACCAAAACTCAAGACCAGGACAAAGGCCAAAGGCAAAAGCATGAAAGCAATGCCAACCCATCCCGTCATTAGTGCAGGAAAAAATTTAGATACCAGCCAAGCTGTGGCTCCTGTTACAACCAGAGCGGCTGTCATTCTATTGTAGATGCCCAGCATGAACGCTCGAAGTCCTGCGTCATAACTGGAGCTGGCAGCAAGTGTGTTCATCTCAATTCCTTTTTAAAGTGCAACCGCTTCTGTTCCAAGGAGGGTTGCCCACCCGCGACTCTAGTGCTGTCTAGGCAGCTAGGGCCAATGCAACGTTGTTGTCGTTAGCATTCATACTTTTTGAACTGTTCCCATCTCTGGGCGGCCATATCTCACCGAATGCCTACTTCAACCCTTACTGCCTGCAATCGATCCTATTTCATCCCCGTTTGGTGGAGATGCGGAAGCACTGCCCTCCCGGTCTTGCATAGCCTATTTGATTGCTATCAACAGCATCAGTCAAAATGATACAGTGTGCTTTCTATTTGTCAACCTTAAGTGGGCGGGGTGCCAAATTGAGCAACTGGTGCCCCTTGTTGAGCAGAAGCTACGCAAGGATTTACACCACTTACACTGCGGCTGAATCCAGATGCAAATCCTGAAGTCACGGCTGTTGTGATGTTTTGTGTTTCACGCGACACTGCACTAGTGACCTGACTTATGCCTGCACCAATAGTACCCAGTAGACTGCTTACTGCACCAAGTGCTCCAGTTACAACACCTACTGCGCTCCGAACTACACCAGCTGCAAGTTGTACAACAGCTGACACCCCTCCAACAATTGCCCCAATAAGTCCTGAAATCGCAGAAGTTAATGCACCAATAATGCGTGCTGGAATAGATACAATGGCTCCCACTACTTGGCCAATACTGCTCGCGATTGAGCCCAGAGTACTATTGTATCTACCTTGGATAGTTCCTATGTAATCTCCCACCGTTGCGCACCGACTGGGTTCTTGTGCTCTGCCAGGTTGAAAAAAGTTGTTTATTGCGCGAAATATTCGTGTCCCATCATTTATAATGTTGTCCAAATGAGTGGCCAAAAGACGACCAAAACTGCCAAATTGACTCAGCGTTTGTAAAGGTCCCAAACTCTGTTGAACCACACGTTGCGCTTCAGGATTACCAGCTGCTGCATCCTGTGCAGCTTGTATTGCGTCTTGGACAGCAACTACTTGAGGTTGAGAAGCGTCATTGTTGATCCTGCGAACTAAAGACTCATATTCAGGGTTGGCACGTGGAGGCGGTTCTCTACGAACCTCTAAACTTGCGGGCTCGTTGTTATTGGTTATGTTAGTAAAATCAACGTAGCCATCAAGCTCAGCGGCCATAAGTTCCTCCTTTTCTTGTTATTTAGCGGAGAAATCAGGGGAGTTATTGCTGGGATATTTCTCCAGATCGCACTTTAGCCTCTAGATCTGTACAGCCTCCAATGTGAACATCATTTATCCAGATTTGAGGAACAGTTTTGGCGGTTGGTAGTTTTTGGAGAAGTTCAGATTTGCTCACATACCGCTGGTTTTCTTGGGCCGGCTCTTCATCATAGCCAGGGCTGATAATATATTCTTGATAAGGAATGTTCAAACTTCTGAGTAAGTCTTTGGCTCTATCACAAAACGGGCAAAAATGCTTGCTCCAAATCTCTGCTTTCATAAAAATGTCCTTTGATATTTCTTGTAATATAGATGATGGCCCAGAGCATTGTCAAAAGCTCTGGGCCAGTCTTACAAGGTAATACCGTTGAAGCTTTTGTCAGTAATATCCATCTTTGCGTCACCAATACGGTATGAGGACAGCTCGACTTCTTGAGGTGCTACTTGCACTTCCTTGCCGCTGATCCATTTTTGAGTCCAAGGCAGTGGATTGGGTCGGCGCCCCCAAGGACTGGTTAACCCAATGCTTTCCATTCGCACTGTAGCAATGTATTCCACATACTCTTTCAGTAGATGACTATTGAGTCCAATCATGCTGCCATCCTTGAAGAGGTAATCAGCCCAAGCAATTTCCTGAGCCACTGCTGATTCAAATAGTCGCTGACATTCAACAGCCATCTCATCACGGATCTCTGCAAACTCGGGATCATCCTTGGGCAGGAGTTTGATGAGTGTTTGTGTGCTGCCCAGGTGCAGGTTTTCATCTCGGCAAATCAGCTTGATGATTTTGGCATTGCCTTCCATCTTTTTCAACTCAGCAAATGCAAAACTGCAAGCAAAACTCACGTAAAAGCGCACGCCCTCCAGGGCATTTACAGAATTGAGGGCCATCCAAATCCGCTTTTTCAACTCTCGCCGAGTAACATTTAGGGTTTGTCCATTCACTGTGTGCACCCCCTCGCCCAACACATGATATTGCATAGTGTAGTTGATGAGATTGTCATAGTGCTGAGTAATGTCTCGAGCACAGTCAACAATCTCTTGAATGTCCATCAGCTCGTCCAGCACTTTGCTGGGATCACTGTAGATATTCCGAATGATGTGCGTGTAGCTTTTGCTGTGAATTGTCTCACTGAATGCCCAAGTTTGAATCCAAATCTCCAGCTCGGGCAAACTGCAAAGTGGGAGAAAAGCTGTGTTTGGGGCGCGACCTTGCACACTGTCCAGCACAATCTGTCGTTTGAGATTGGAAGTGAAGATATGTTGCTCATGTGCAGTTAGAGCGCGAAAGTCCTTGGCATCCTTACCAAGGTCAATCTCCTGAGGGCGCCAAAAGAACCCCAATTGCTCTTCTGTCAACCGATCAAAAACCTTATACTTCATGCGATCATAGCGTGCAACAGTGGTGGTGCCGCTCTCATCAAGGAACGCCAGATTCTTGGCATGATCTTTGTGTACGTCACTAGCCAGTGTTTGAAAACTCATGTCTCTCTTGCCTCTCGGAAATGTCAGTTAGTGTGTTGGAGAAAATCTTTCACCGCAACTGGCGAGTTGCACTCAAATGGTGCAACTCTCGCAGTTTTCTTCATCAGTTGTGTGGACGTCGGTATTGTCGGAAATCATCTGATCCACATTTACTTCTCCTTGTTGGTCATCGGTGTTGAAATAGTAAAAATTCTTGATGCCCCACTTGTAGGCCAGCAGCATGTGACGCAGCATCTCGCTCATGGGCAACTGCTTGTCGGGATAGAAAGCTGGATTGTAGCTGGTGTTGGCCGAGATGGTTTGATCCATCCAACGTTGGAGCACAGCACAGATCTTGAGATAGCCTTCTGGATTGGGTTGATCCCACAGTAGCTCATAGCGGTTCTTTAGTCGACGATACTCTGGCACAACCTGCTTCATCACTCCATCCTTGCTCTGCTTCACGCTGATGAGGCTTCGAGGTGGTTCAATGCCATTGGTTGAGTTGCTGATCAAGCTTGATGCCTCACTGGGCATGCAGGCCATCAGTGTGGTGTTTCGAATACCATGCTGGCGCAAATCCTCACGGAGCTTGTCCCAAGGGAGGCGCTCGTGGTATCCCACAAGCTCGTCAGTATCGGTCTTCCGTGTGTCAATGGGAACAACTCCTTGACTGTACTTGCTCATTCTGTTGCCCTCTGGTGCACCGCGCTCTATGGCCAGGTCCACTGAGGCACGGATCATGTAGTAGCTCCAAGCCTCTGCATACTCGTCCAGTGTGGCCAGTGCGCTGTCATCACTGTAGCGAAAGCCCATCTTGGCAATCCAGTAGGCCAAATTTACGATGCCAATACCGAGATTTCGGAAGAGCATTGTATGAGCTTCTGCGGCGCGCACAGGATATTCTTGATAATCAAGTAGAGCGTCTAGTGCTCGAACAGCCAGTCTGCATGGCTTTTCAAAATCTTTGGGCTCTCGAATTTTCCCCCAATTGATCGCAGCAAGTGTACAAAGCGCAATCCCTCCTGACTCTAGATCCGCTACCTCATCTTCAAAGTAGACATAATTGTCATAATCATAAGGTTCCGATGTGTCCTTGATCTCGAAGAGACTGTTATCATAGTTAATGTTCATTGTTGTATCCTTGTTTAGATAGATATGTTTCCAATCTACTTTGGCTCCACTTTAGAATCTGTCGCGCATGAGTTTTCGATTCATAAATTTTGCCCTCAACGGTTACTTGTTTTTTATTGTGGGCAACTTTTGGGAAATAAGTGCGATGTAGTTGATTACGCTCATTTTTAGAGTATATTGACGGATCAATTATATGTGTATCTTTATCATGAACAAATCCCCATTCATTCATACTATCCGATGCTGCTCTGTTGAGTATAGCAACATTACTAACACAGAAAACTTTACCTGCATCAACTGCGTTTTTGAACGTACCGATTGGTGTTTTAATAAATTTATCCCGGTATAACCTGCCGGCTGCTGTTGCATGTTGCCATTCAGTAGTTTGTGCCATGGACTTGTTTCTGGCACAAATATTTTTGTACCACGATCCTTTACTTCTAGTGACATATGCTTTTTTCTTTTGCTCTGTGGTTAAGGATAGTAATTTTTTTATTGATGTTTGTATGTTTTTGGGTTGGCGGGCATTCACCTTGATCTTGAAAACTGCATTTGATTTCAACATACCTTGTTTTGTTTTCTCGCTATGTGCAACAAGGTCCTTGATAACATATCCTCCGCTTGCTCTTGATCGTTGATTCCAAAATAACGGAGAATTGAGAGCATCAAGTGCAGCTATCCAGGAGTTTTCATATGTGAGAAGCTCGTCTCGAGTGATATTTGAATATTCACAAATGGTAGTGCGTCTGAAAAACTGTCTGCCAAATTTATTGATGTAATGACGCAGGAGCCCGCCAGATCCCAAGTATTCAGGGTTGTTCAAACAGTGGCTACCTATGTATAGCATCCCTTTTTTGTCGGGATGCAAACAAACAGTAATATAAATTATCCCTAAGGGATAGCGTTTCATGGAAGCTTGGGGATAACATTTTTCCATTGACTTCTCCATTTTTTGAACTCCTCTACACGATTTTTTGGGACCTTAAGTGTGACTTTTTTGGACCCACCATCGATACTTTGAAGAGGCCATGTCGGCTCTAGAATCTCTGCACAAAGATTGCTTTGACGAATTGGTGCCAAATTCTCAATATAACTGCCATGTGTGTTGGCATGATCCACATTCATGAGATAGATGCGCCCAGTGTTCTTCCGTTCGCTCATGAAATTGGTGAAGAGGTCAATGGCCTTAACAGTTTTCTTGCGAATAGCGGGATCGCTTTCATAACGCTCATACAGTGTTTTGAACTGGGCTTGATCGGAGAAAAATGCATCATACAGCCCGGGAACGTCACTGGGGCTGAAGAGAGTGAGGTTGCCGCCACCAATGAGCCTCTCATAGGCCAGTTTGTTGAACTGAACACCATAGTCCATGTGGCGAGCGCGGTTGTCTTCAGTGCCTTTGTTGTTTTTCAGCACCACAAGATCATCAAACTCCAAATGCCAGAATGGGAAGTAGGCTGTAGCA